CCCCATTTGCCTGGGTCAACACCTGTGTGGTCTGTGTCTGCATCAGGTGCTTTTGCTGGGATATCATCGTGTCTACAAAGTAAATCTCCTTCTGAATCTAAGTATAGAGACACTGGTCTAAACTTAGTTATTGTCTCATCACACTTAGCCATAACTTGAAGGGAGTTTTTATGTACAAAATGCTCTGAAAATTCTACGCCTTGAAATAAAATAGCCTTAGCAGTCTCACTAGATGAGTTTGTTTCTGTGATAACTCCAACTGAGTTAGGTATGTTTTGATGCCCACCATCAACCTCTGTTGCAGGATTTGAGTCTGTAGGATTTCCTGTGCTTCCTATTTTTGTTATAACGTAATCTTTTACAACGCCTACATTGTTTCCACTCGGTCTAATTAAATTACACTCACCTTGAACTGTTACATCGACCTCATCTCCTGCCACTCCTGTTGTTTTCATTGCTCCAGTAGACTGGTCGTATACGCTTGAGACAATACCAAATTTATACGCTGGTGCGTTGTAGTAGTCATATCCATAAACTTCTTTAACAGATACATCATCTAATAGGAATACTCCGTCTGAGACTTGAACTGCAAATTGTATTGACACCCTATCTGATTCAGTAGGGGATATAACTACGTCAAAGGCTAACTCACTACCCCCTGATACAAGCTCTCCTGACGAGCCTTCATATGCACCTTCTTGACCTGTACCATTTGACCTACTTGTGTATATCGTTACTCGACCATTACTGCTTCCAGAGAGTAACTTCATTTTTCCAGTAACTCTATAATTCTTTGAACTACTTAAGCTCATATTTTGATATGGTCCACCACTTGAAGCTGAATTTGTAGACTTAATGCTTCCAGAGCCTGTAATTGGTGCCGATGTCTCATGTGCTAATGTCGTGTCTTTTGCGACCCAATTATCTGCATTTGATTCAAATGTGCCATTAGTTCCAAGCTCACTCCCTAATGCCTCTACATTTATACCTCCAGATGGGATTGTGTCATTTATAGCCATTAGCTTGTAGCTGTGGTCTGTTACCTCGTATACGCTTACATTATCTAATGTTGCTACTGAATCTGAATCAGAGCCAGCGTTTACCCATAAAAATACATAGCCCTCTGTGTGAGTAGCTGTAAATATTGCAGTGTTTGTCTCTGTACCTGATATTTCCTCACCATACATACTGCCACCATTACTTGAATCGGTTATACTTATATTGGGATGAACATTTACTTTTAGAGTATCGCCACTAGTTTTAGTTGCTGTATATTTAATTTGATATTGAGAGCCTTTTTTAAATGTAATTTTATTACTTAATATACTCGCATATCCACCCCCATTTTCAACGACTGCACTTAATTGACCATCAGACGCTACCATGGAATCCCAAGGTCTAGATGCACTATTTGTCCAATTATCTACATTATCAGTAAAACTGCCATTTAATATTAAATTTTTACTTCCATATTTAACCTCATCCTCTTTAATGTATAAGGCTACTGGATGCCCTAGGTCTACTGCTCCTCCGAGCTCTGCTCTTACATTTCTCTGTGCTTTATAGTTGTTTATCAATTCATGCTCCTAAAATCTATCGTGTCATCGTTCTCTTCAAACTCTAATAATTTTTCTATCTGTTGCTGTAGCATCGGCTTCTTAGCTGGTTGCTGTGGAGGTGCTTGTATATGAGTTAAGCTGTACCTCAATGCGTCACAGATATGGTCTTCAAGTGTAGTGTCTATATCCTCTGGGTTCTTATCATCTCTTATCATCTCTGGTAGCGTCCTTGTTAAATTTGGACACGCCCCATCTATAATAAAGAAATTAGGTAATACTCCCTTCTTATAGTGCATTAGCTGTGCCATGTTACTCCACCCTATTACCCTCGAGTTGTTTGCTGGTACTAGGTTTGGTACAAACTGACCTAACGCTGTTGCTATAGACTTGTCTGTGTACATGGGTGTTGCTGGGTTGTTCCAGCTCATGGGATTCTTAGCCCACATTGAGGGGTCACCTAGACTCATAAATATCTCTTCATCTCCAGTCATATTCAGTATCTCTTGTCCCCACTGTGAAGGGTGCTTCTCTGTTCCATATAGCTCCCTATAGCAGAATACTCTATTGTCTGGTGTTACCTCTATCCATATACACGCAAATGGTGCACTAAAACCCCAGTCAATACCGATGTACTTTTTATTGTACTCTTGACCATAGCCAAACTTATTAGCTACATTCTCTGGTATGACGTGCATCTTAGGGTTCCATTCAGTAAAATACTGACCAGCAAATATATCCCAGTCTCCATGCCTCCACGCACTACGCAATGGCTCTGGTAGATTCTCTAGGAAATCAACGTAATCTGGGTCATTCTCCATTAGGGTAGGGTTATTGTCTACTGTTGCTGGTATATACATTCTATACCTTGAGTTACCCTCTTTAAACGCCACCTTAGGCTTATGACCTTGTATGAAGCGTCTCTTCACCCATTGATGACCTTTACCACCTGGATTTGCTGTACAGAACACCTTAGGGTCTAGTCCCTTTACTGTGCTTCTACAACTTGATATCAATTTCAAATAGCTTTCTTCTGATGGTATCTGGGTGAGCTCCTCTATTAATATTCTTTGGTACTCATGCCCTTGATACTTTGTATAGGCACTCTCATCTTTTAAATGCCCACATCTTATTATTGCTCCAGAGGGAAACTTTATTGTTGCTGGTTTCCCAGTTACCTTTGCATGAGGGTACATCTTATGTGCTCTATCTACCCAGTCTGCAAGGTCATCAGCATTCCTTCTTATTACTAGCATTCTAGCCTCTGGATTGTCTGTAGCTCTTAACAGCCACGCCATTCCACAATCTGTCTTACCACCACCTCTTGCAAATCAATCCCCCACCAACTTAATGATGGGGGTAATTAAGCTCCACCATAAAGGCATTCATATACATCACTAACTTGTAATGCAAACGTCTGAGCACCTTCATGGGGCTTCCAAATTACTCCTTCGGTGATGGCTCTTCCTTTGGTAATACAACAAAGCCAGTAACTGAGTCTGACTCTATTGATATATCTTGTGCCTTTAGTGTCGGTATAATCTTATCTACTACGACCTTAGCACAGCTTGTTGCATCCTTATGCTCTTCCTCTGAGCCTAGTGTTGATGCTATCTGTATTACCTTGTTTAAAATATCTAATGCCTTTGGATTGCTTCTAAATTGTTCAGCTGTAGACTTACCCTTCTTAGGTCTACCATTAGGGTTAGCTGTATGACCCTTCATTAGTCTACCCTTAGCATCTCTACCATCTGCTCTTATTTCTTCTGGCTTATAGTCTGGTGCTTCTTCTGTGTAGTTTGGCATATCCATTCCTTCTTAAAATATTGTCTTATCTTATCTGCTATAGGTTCACTAGTCTCACTATAGTGGTAGTTACCCTTATAGCTTGTATTGTCCTTTGAGGGCTTTCTTGACCTTATTTGCATACTTTTTCCCATTAACCTTAGCTCCCTCTACCATTCCATTTTTAAAGCCTATTTCATACGCATTCCCACACGCATTTTCTATGATTGAACTAGTCCTTTTAAACTTTGTAAGGATGTTTATTAGTAATCTGTCGATTTTATTTTCTTTCATAATGCTTGTAAATATGCTTGTATTTATTCTTGTTTTTTCAAGGCTTACAAGTTAATAACTTATTTCTTTCTTTTTAATCTTAGCACCCATAAGTCCTGCCATACCACCCTTTCTAACTTTGTTTTGTAGCATTGTTAAAAGCTTCTTTCTTTTGTTTGCTTTACCCATCATTTTTTGTATCATTAGTTTACCTCTTTGAACTCGCTATCATCTGGGATGTAGCTGTCTTTGGTTGTGGTGTCTGTACCTATGTATTCTTTTAGTGTTTCTTCATATGTAGAGAAGTCATATATGGGGTTCACTTCTGTGTCGATAGAAGGCTCCTCTTCGGTCTGGATTGGTGCTGTAAATTTCTGTACCATATTGTCAGCCATTTTGTTGCCCATATAAATAGAGAGCGTGGACAAGCCATAGCCAGTACCAACGCCCAATGCAAATAAACATACTTCTATCATACGCATAGTATAATACAAAAAAGTGATACAAATCACCTTATTAATAAGTAAGTAAATAAATTATTTTTATAAGGAGGATTAAAGTTTTTTAAAGAAAGTTCTTGCATATAATATTTAAAGTGTTTTAACTTAGTGTAGCGTTCAACAAACAAAGGAGTAGCAAAATGAAATATAAAATCGTAAGAATGTATAGAGATGACAGACCTAGTAAGATTATGTATACTGGGTTCACACTAGAACAAGCTCAAGCTCACTGCCAGAATCCAAATACAAGTGGTGATGGTTGGTTTGATGGGTATGAGGAGATAAGTGTAACCCAGACTGAACTAGAGTCAGCTCTGGAAGATGCTTTCATAGCAGAAAAAGACATTGCATCATTTTATAAAAAGAATGTTAATAAACTAAAAGGGGGTAGCAAATAATGGAACAATGTACATGCAGTTATAACAAGCTAGGTGTTCACTGTTATGAATGTGAAGACAGAAGAGAGCATGAAGAGATGGTTAAGGCTAAAGCAGATATTGGATTGAGATGGAGTGAGGTAAAGCAAGAATGGGTTAAAAAGAAAATGTGTAAAAAGAAAACGTCTAAAAAGAAACAAACAAACAAAAGGAGTAGCAAATGAGACTTAAAGACTATGCACAAGACTGGTTACTAGATGGTGGTTATGAGCTTGGTTATACTATGGAGTTCTTACCAGATATGGAAGATATGAGCTGGATAATAAAAGATAGGTTCAAGGCAGACTACTATAGAGACTGCACACTAAGAGAGTGCCACATTGAATTTATTAAACTAACAAGGGGGTCAAAAAATGACTAAAGTATTGAATGAGTTAAAAGCAACCTTAAAGATTGAAAAAGATAGTATGGATAAAGCTGATGGAATGTCTGATTGGAATAACTACCATCAATACAAGGGATGGGTTGAGGCTTTAGAATATTCTATCAGATTAATAGAAAATGAATCAATAAGGGGTAAAAATGATTAGCCCCAGAGGTTGGGTATGGCTAGGCTTGATTGTTTCAAGTCTAGTCATCTGGTACTACATAATTAAACTTATAAAATGGAGCATACTATGAAAAAAAATGTAAATGTAATGATGGACTTAGAAATAAAAAAAGCTCTTGATAAAGATGCTAAAAAGAACCATCG